GTTAACTAGTGTATTGAATTCGCCTGGAGTATGGACTGGTCGAGGCGGAGTTACTAGTGCCGCACAATTTTTAGCCAACCCAGGAACACAAACTCGGGCCATGACATCGTTATTACAAGATGGCTATACAGGATTAGTGTCGGGAGGAATTATTACTCCATCTACCACACAGACAGTAACAGCCAGTGTTGGACAGGTGTTTGCACAGAACAGCGTGACCAGTGCCTTGACCAATACCGCGTTGGGTGATGTGGGTGCCTTGGTTACTAATGCTGGCAGATTTGGATCAGCTGCTACTGCTGCCTGGAGTCAGGCTGGTAGTTTAACAAGTATAATAGATGGAAAAATTCCAAGCCCGGCTGGTGTTCTCAGCGGAATAAGTGGATCATTAAATACCACAGTCGGCAGTATTGGCCAGAATATCAGTTCACTGACCACAAATCTTGATATCACTGGCAAGGCCGCACAGTTTGCCACAGCATTTAGCAATCCAACTAGTGCTATTACCAATTTAGCAAATACTGATGTAACTGCATTGGCCACAGGTGCTCTCGATAGTGCAACTGCTGCCGCAACCAGTGCTCTCGATAGTGCAACTGCTGCCGCAACCGGTGCTATCACCAACGCAACTGCGGCCGCAACCAGTGCTGTTAATAATGCCATTGATTCTGTTAATAATCAGATAACCAATGTAACTGACAAACTTGGTAGTTTATCTAATTTAAGTCTTGATAGTCTTAAAGATATATTTGGTGGCGGTGCTGGCGATTTAGTGGCAAAGGTGCAAACAGCGGCTGGGTTTACAAACACAACAAATCGTGGCACACTGGATGTGGCATTTGTCAAAATACTAGGAAGCTCTAAAATACCAGTGCCTTCATTTGAAGCACCGTCGGCTGACAGTTTGTCTTTGAGTTCGCTTGCGGATATTTCTTCAGCTTCAACCATCCTACAAAATTTAAAAAGCCAAGGCGGTGCTTTATTAAGCCAAGTCACACAGGCACAAAATACCGTTACGGGGTTGGCAAATCAAGCACAAAATACTGCAACAGGCCTTTACAATCAAGCTGGCGGTGTAATTAGTAATGCGTTAAATCAAGCTGGCCGGCGGATAGGATAAGAGTAAATACATTATGACTACGTTTATTGGATTTAATACCATCAATCAAAACAAATATTTTACCTTGACTGATTTTGAGCTGATCAAAAGAGACTTGTTAAATGCTTTTAATATAAGACAAGGTGAACTGGTGGGTCGTCCAGCCTACGGAACTGTGCTATGGGATATCTTGTTTGAAAATCAAACTCAAGATACTTTACAATCAGTATACACCGAAGTCCAGCGAGTAGCAGGCGGAGATCCTAGGATTTATCTCAGTACCTTTGAAGTATTTCCGCAAGAAAACGGACTGCTGATACAACTTGAGCTTACTATAGTTCCTACCACAGACGCACAAAGATTAAGCATTTTCTTTGATCAGACACAGCGTGTGGCCACGTATGTTTAACTACCCAGATTATTAATGCCATAAATACAAAACACTGGAACTACTATGGCTACAACTACAAGACAAACTGTAATATTTGGCGTCGAAGATTGGAAAAGAATCTATCAAACCTATAGAGAAGCCGACTTCCAGAGCTATGATTTTGAAACACTGCGTAAAAGTTTTGTAGACTATTTGCGCCTGTACTATCCAGAAACATTCAATGACTACATTGAAAGTAGTGAATTCATCGCCTTGCTTGATGTCATGGCCTTTATGGGCCAGGCTCTAGCATTCCGTACAGATTTAAATACAAGAGAAAATTACTTAGACACAGCTGAACGTAGAGACAGCGTGATCAAGCTGGCCAATTTAGTCAGCTATACACCTTTGCGTAACACCGAATCGAGTGGCTATCTTAAAGTATTTTCTATCAGTACCACAGAAAATGTCATAGATTATAACGGTATCAATCTTGCCAACCTCACTATAAACTGGGCAGACCCCACAAATCTTGATTGGCAAGAACAATTTACTGTCATTATCAATGCTGCTTTGGTCAATACGCAACGATTTGGCCGTCCAGGTGCTAGCCAAACTATATTAGGAGTTAACACACAAGAATATACTATCAATCTTGTTCCTGGTTTCTTGCCAGTGATTCCATATACTGCCACAGTTGATGGTATCAATATGCCATTTGAAGTGGTCAACGCTACATCAGCAGGGCAAGACTACATATACGAACCACAACCGTTGCCCGACGGTAGATTCAACGTACTATTCCGCAATGACCAGTTGGGATTTGCCAGTGCCAACACCGGATACTTTTTCCTGTTCAAACAAGGCACCTTACAAAATCAAGATTTTAATTTAGCCGAGCGAATCACAAATCGTGCTGTCAATGTCAATATTGAAGGTATCAACAATACTGACGTATGGTTATACCAATTGGATGATGTGGGTAATATCAGCACGTTCTGGAGACCAGTACAAAGTGTTTATGCAGGTGCAGTTGAACAGTTGGTTCCTGGCACACAAAACATCTACAGTATTGCCAGCAGAACAAATGATCAGATTACTTTGAACTTTGGTGACGGCATATTCAGTACTGTTCCTGTCGGCACATTTAGAACCTATGTCAGAGCCAGCAATGGATTGACTTATATTATCAATCCTCAAGAAATGCAAAGTGTACAAATTCCCATCAGCTATGTGAGCCGCACTGGACAGATAGAAACACTGACCTTTACTTGTGGAATTACTCAGCCAGTGACCAATGCACAGGCCAGAGAAACCATTCAAGAAATCAAACAACGTGCTCCTGCACAGTATTACACACAGAATCGCATGGTCAACGGCGAAGATTACAGTAATTTTCCATTTACACAATACAACAGCATATTAAAAAGTACAGCGGTAAACCGTGCCAGCATTGGTACCAGCAGATACCTTGATCTGGTTGATGGCACAGGAAAATATTCCAGCACTAATATTTTTGCCAGCGATGGTGCCTTGTATGAAAGCAATTTAACTCCAGCATTTTTATTCAGCTGGCTCAGTATCAACGACATTAGCGATGTGGTGTACAATCAGATTAATCCTTTGCTGGGCAAAGCTGGTATGCAACAGTTTTACTATGCCAACTTTCCAAGACCCAATCTGTCAGCATTGGCATATACCTGGCATCTAAGCACAGTTATAACAAATGAAGCTACTGGTTATTTTGTAGACAACACCGGACAACCAGTTGCTGTAGGACCACTTTATACCAGCAACAATGCCAAGTATATCACAGTTGGCAGTTTAGTAAAATTTGTTCCACCCAGTGGCTATTACTTTGATGCAGAAAATCGCTTGCAGGCCGGCACAGTAACACAGCCAACTGAAAAAATGGAATTGTGGGCCAGTCCCACAGCGGTATACTTGTCCGGGACAGCAAGAGGACTGGGCAATCTGCCAGACGGAACAGGTCCTGTGGTACTGAATACCTATGTGCCAACTGGTGCAATACCCGTAGAGGTTATTCCAGTATTTGTGATAGACCTGCCAACAACTTTGAAGCAAAGCGTAGTAAATCAAATTTATCTCAATCAAGATTTTGGACTTGGCTACAACAATCTCACAGCCACCTGGTATTTGATTACCAGTAGTAATCTAGACACAAATGCACAATTTAGTTTGACCAACGCTGGCAACACAGACAGCACCAACAGCGATGCCAGCTGGCTGATCCAGTGTACTACCAATGGTGCAAACTATACTGTGATATCACGATCGCTAGATTATTTCTTTGGTAGCGTAGCAGAAACAAGATTCTTCTTTTACACCAGCGAACCAATTTATGACAGTCGCACAGGCACTGTGGTCAGAGACTATGTAAACGTACTCAAAATCAATTCGCAACCCGATTCAAATAGTCCTTTACCTGACGATACTGTATTGCCTATCATTGCTCAGCCGGTCTTGACAGATGGACTTACCGACGACTTCCAGGTAGTGGTCAGTTTTGATACTAGACCTGGAAGTACCATTCCGGTAAATCCAGATTTTTTCGACGATCTTGTTGCTCCTGGAACAGATGCCAACAATAAATTGGTATTCTTCCAACAGACTGTGGACTTTGATAACTTACAAAGATATCTGTTAGTGCAAAATGACATTGTTAACAGCACATATCCCACACAGGCCACGATCTTGTTAGTATTAGATCAATACAATATAGGACAGGTATTTTACGCCTATGCCCAATATCCCACACAAGTCATTACAGATCAAATCTTTTATACCTTGACATTAAACAATGCCGGTAATAGAACACTCACAGTCAATACCACGTATGTGGCTAGAATTGGTCGCCAAGATTTATACTTCCAGTATAGACACAACAGTCCATTGACCAATCGCATTGATCCTGGCAGCACAAATATCATTGATGTATATGTGGTCACCAACGAATATTATACCTCATACCAAAACTGGCTCAGAGATGTTACTGGCACCGTCACAGAACCAAGTCCACCAACCTTGGACGAATTGACCACATCCTATGCAGGTCTTGACACTTACAAGATGATCTCGGACAACTTGATTATAAATTCAGTTGATTTCCAACCGTTATTTGGTCGCAAGGCTGATACTGCACTTCGTGCCACAATTAAAGTTATACAAAACAGTCAAAGCACAGCCAGCAACAGTGAAATACGCAATCTTGTGGTAGCCACAATGGAAACGTATTTTGATTTGGCTGCGTGGAACTTTGGGGATACATTTTACTTCAGTGAACTTGCGGCATTTATACATCAACAGATTGGTGATGTTGTGAGCAGCGTGGTCTTGGTACCGTTGAATCCGCAAAAGAGCTTTGGTGATTTATACGAAATAAGATCTGCTCCAAATCAAATATTTGTCAATGGTGCCACAGTCAACGATGTAGAAGTCATTACTGCACTGACCAGCACAAATTTACAAACTGCACCTGGTAGTGGAGTAATTTAATGGCCAACAATGTACGCTCAGTAGATTTCCTTCCAGAGATATTTCAAACTCCGGTCAACAAACAATTTTTAGCTGCCACACTAGATCAGTTAGTCCAAGAACCTGCCTTTAAAAAGAGTCAAGGATTTATTGGTCGTCGGATCGGTCCTGGAGTAAATGCCAACGATCGTTACGTGGTAGAACCCACCCAAGTACGCAACCAATATCAGTTAGAACCCGGTGTTTGCCAAATCAATCCTGACAATACTCGCCAGGTAGTTGATGCTATCACTTATCCTGGAATCAATGATGCACTAGCTTTGCAAGGTGCTGTGGTTGACAATCCATCTGATCTGTACAAGAGTGATTACTACACGTGGGATCCATTTGTTGACTTTGACAAGTTTATAAACTATGCCCAGTATTACTGGATTCCAGACGGACCCAATGCTGTCACAGTTAGTGCCACAGGTATTCCTTTGGTACAAACTTTTGCAGTAACCAGGAACAATGGCTATTACACATTTTCGGGAGTGCGTGGCAACAATCCCAATTTGATATTGGCTCGTACAGGCACTTACAATTTTAATATAGCACAAAATGATCAAGCGTCAATACAGTACCGTGTTGCCAACAACGGTACCACTGCCTGGGTAATTGACTTTGACAGCAACCCAACTTTAAGTTTAGTTCGCGGTAATACTTACACATTCAATTTGTCATTAACTGCACCGTTACCATTTTACATCAAGACAGAACTCAGCTTTGGATCAACCAATCAATACAACGATGGTGTCACACGCAATGGCGCAGTCACAGGCTTAAT